TGATGCCACCGTCTCCGGTAACTTCACGAGATCGTCCACTGTCCGAGGCTGGATGATGGATGTAATGGAGGCCCGAAACCCTGAAGCCTTCAAGGCATGGCTTGAAGGCGCCCCAACGACACCCGCACGGGAATATTTCTTAACAGAGAAACCCCTTGACCGAATCCAATTTTCTGTCATACTAATACCGTCATGAAATACTTTGATTCTAACAGTCTCGCTGAAAACACTGGTCGTATGGCCACCTTCCTCCTTGAGTCTACTCCGAAACTCAACAAAAAAGACCGGGTCACCAAAGAGGCTGCTCGCTACGACACCGGAGACATCGTCAAAAGATCCCGTTTGGTTGGTCGCCTGATGACGAAGGGGCGATTCGCCAAGGTCATGGAAGAAAACCAGTTGCTGAAAAAGCAAGTGCTCCTCGATACGGTCGCCAAATACGGCGAGGGAAGCGAACAAGCGTTGGCGGCAAGTGTTAAATTCGAAAAGAAAAGCGCTCCTCGATTTGAGTTCACCGAAACTGAGGGTGTTATCCGGTCGCTTTTTAATCAAGAGTTGCAATGGGCAATCGACCCGGTAGATGCCCAACGGGTGAGTGAGTTTTTCCTGAAAGGGACGAATAAGAAAGCTACCAAAGAGCTGGTCGGTGACATCCTCCCCGCGCCTAAAAAGCCGGATGCAAAAAAGCCGATGATCCTCACGATTGACCAAAAAACTGTTCTCAATTCAATTCTTCCTGAAAAAAAGCCTATGAAATACGAAGCCTACTACATCAAACGTCACAGTCGCAATACATGGCAGGTGATTAACGCAGCGAATAAAGTTCCGGTCTATGAAACTCTGTCCGACACCGTTGCCTTTTTCCCATCCTACGAGGCAGCAGAAGAATGCTGCGAAACCCTCAACGATTTCGCGGAGGCCAAATGAATCTGAAAACAATCATTTTTGTTGGGATACTAGGGATACTCCCCGGTAAAGCGTGTGCAGCGAATCATACGCCGGAAGAGATTGTCGCAATCACAATACTTGCAGAGGCCCGTGGCGAGGGTGAGCAGGGAATGTATGCAGTGGCATGTGTTATTGCCCAAAGATCCATCGAACGAAAACTTGCCCCAGATAAGGTCTGCACACAGAAATGGCAGTTCTCTTGTTGGAATCCAAACGACCCACAGAAGAGCAAACTGCGCCGTCTGCTAAGTGTCTCACAGGCGAAATACGCAAAGCGGCTCGCTCTAAACATTATGAACCTCGACCGGTCTATTGTGGGATTTGCTAATCATTACCACACGCACCGTGTCAAGCCGTATTGGAGCAAAGGGAAGACCCCGGTCAAAGTGATCGGCAACCACCGGTTTTTTAAACTGAAATAACCATTAAATTAAACTTGAATTATGAAAAACACAAAATACGAAATAACGAGCGAAACCCACCCAACACGGTCAACCCTCAAACGAATTCGCGCTCTTCGGGATTTTAGTGATATCAAAAGGGGCGAGCTTGGCGGCTTCATCGAATCCGAAGATAACCTGAGTCATGAAGGCGACTGCTGGGTCTATCGGGAAGCATCGGTCTCTGAGAACGCAGTGGTCTCTGGGTCCGCATGGATCTCTGGGAAAGCATGGGTCTCTGGGAACGCAGTGGTCTCTGAGGACGCAAGGGTCTATGGGAAAGCATGGGTCTCTGGGAACGCACAGGTCTATGGGAACGCATCGGTCTCTGGGAACGCAGGGGTCTATCGGGAAGCATCGGTCTCTGAGAACGCAATGGTCTCTGAGGACGCATGGGTCTCTGAGAACGCAATGGTCTCTGAGGACGCAAGGGTCTATGGGAAAGCAAGGGTCTATGGGAAAGCAGTGGTCTCTGGGAACGCAGTGGTCTCTGGGGACGCAAGGGTCTATGGGGACGCAATGGTCTATGAGAACGCACAGGTCTCTGAGGACGCAAGGGTCTATGGGAAAGCATGGGTCTCTGGGAACGCAGTGGTCTCTGGGAACGCAGTGGTCTCTGGGAACGCAGGGGTCTTTAAGAACGCATGGATCTATGGGGAAGCACGGGTCACTGGGGATGGTTTGATGAATGAAACGCTCACATCAACGCACGGGTTATCGGAAATCACAATCGATGGTATCGTCTACTCACTAATAAAAAAACAATGAAACACCACAAACTAATCGCCCTACTGCAATCCTGTAACGGAGAGAGGGTAACACGGGCCGAGCTTATCACAGCAGCAAAGAATCTGGGGATCAACATAAATCAAACGCTCCCGGCATTCCGAGTTCCCGGTGCTGCGACCTCCCGTGGGGTGTATAGCGTTTCAAAAATGCTTAACGCTATGGAGTCTGGGTTTGCAGCCGGGAAATGTGGACGCAAGCCCGATGCTTGGCCCTCGCCCCGCATGTCGCACATCTCGGCGGCTGTTGGCATCAGCGGGGTTCTTGCGCCTACGCGAAACGATATTGACGATGAGCTGAAGATCATGGGGGTCAACTTGGAAAGGGTATAAGAAGATGACGAATAAAAACCCCTTGACGCTTACCGGTCATCCGGTCGTCAGATGTTGCTACACTTGCACCAGTTGGCACCGACGCAAAAACTATGCTTGCCAATCTAACGGACCTTGGGGCGGCGGAACTGATGGAATAGAAGGATGCCTGTGGAAACCCAACGGGAAGAAATCCCCAGCAGAACGTAATAAAAACCCCTTGACGGAATCCCGGATTCTGTCATAATATCACTATTCATGAAACGCACTAAAGCATTCACCAAAACTGGTCAGGTAAAGGCCACAGATTCTACATTCACTGGAGATGAGCCGGTATGGGTCCCTGAAGATATTTCGTTTAAGGAAACCAAGCAGAAGTATCAGGATTTCGCAACCAAGGCATTCAACTTCTACAATTACTATTTCGAGCGAGCTGATTATCTCTATGCACTCCATGAGTTTATGATCGGTCACCCCAAGTATACGGCAACCCAAGCAAATACAATCACATCAAACTTCCCTGCTGGAATGCCAGTAAATGTTTTAGGGGGACTTGCCCGCATGGCTAGTCGAGGGGTGCCATGCGCTGTTGATATCTGCACTCGCATTGATGTCCTTCTAAGGGCAGTTCCACCGACAAAGCCGAATGTTTCTGAAAAAAAATCTGGCCCACTTCCGCTGGAACTTGCCCGCGCCGCCAAGAGGCGAAACACTGAAGCCAAGGTTCTCGGTGTTATTAGGGATTTCGATGAGGTTCTGGATTCATGGATAGAGTCTCCCTTATCTAAGGTTCGACAGTTTGACATTGTGTCGTCCCTCAACCACATTGCAGTTGACAAGGGATCACTGCTCCCATTACGTGAGTATCTGCTCAAATTCTATACCGAATACGAGCAGGATCTAGGGGTGCCTTCTGCGGATGGGGGATTCTCCTACCTCTCAAAGCCCGCCCTGAAACGACGGCTAGACGAGCTTGGGAATATGATCCGTCTGCTCGACTCTTGGGTGAAGCCCGCCAAACCTCGCAAACCGCGCAAGACACACATTAGGTCGGCTGAAAAACAAATAAAGACTCTGAGTTTTGCTCCAGAGAACGAGGATTTCAAATTGAAATCCACAAACCCGGTGTGTATTCCGGGGGCGCAACACCTTTATGTTTTCAATGTTAGATACAAGACGCTAAATGTTTATCACGCAAAATCCCCAGATGGTTTAGGGGTCAAGGGGTCCACTATACAGAACTTCGATACCGATGTGAGCTATGCCATCACACTCAGAAAGCCGAAAGATGTTCTGGCTCCGGTGGTTGCAATCAAGACTCCCAAGCAAATTGAAACGATCATATCCAGACTCACAACCAAGAAAAAACCTGCCACGGGTCGCATTAACCGACAATGCATCCTGTATCGAGTCCTTGCGACAAGAAAACCAATTTAATGAAAACACTAATGAAAACACTTGATCAATTACAAAACAAACTCTCTATTGAAATGGAGATTGGAATTAATCAAAAGAATATGATCGCAGAAGTTGTTCGATATGTGAAGGAGGACAACATGACGCACATGGAGGCATTGTTGCAAGTATCCGAGGATCATAATATCGAACCGGAAGACCTCGCCAGACTGGTGAAAGGGAACTTGAAAGATCGTGTGTATGCAGAGGCTGTTCAGTTGAATTGCATCAAAGGAGAAGCACCCGTAAACACACTTTATTAGTCAAGACCGCATGAAAAACATTAAAGAGCAGGTCAAAGGGATCATCATCTTCATCGATGAAGACCGTCGATTCACTGCGGCACAGACCTCTGTACTTCGTCTGCTTTGGGTGAAATGGGGGAGGCATTATTCCCAGAGAGAAATTGCCCAGACAGAGGCATGGCTAGGATGTCACCCTGAACATGAGGCAGACATCAGGCACGGGAGGTTCGATACAACGACACGCATGGTTAGGCAGATCATCCGAGATCTCCGTGTCGTCCACAATATTCCCATCCTCTCTGACCGAAAAGGTTACTGGCTTCCTGAAACAAAAGGGGAATGCGACAAGTATATGGCGGATATGGAGGGACGAGCCAAAGCTCAGGCTGCTGCTGCTGTTGAGACGTTCAATGCCATGAGCGCGGCGACGGGATTCACCTCCGAGTTCATGAAGAAACTCCAGCTCACAATCTCATAAGAACCAGAAACCAATGAGCGGTTATCGTGCATATACAATTTACCAAGCAATCCGATTACACTTTTCGGGGAATTATGATGCCATCAAATATCGATTTAAAACCAGAATCAATCCCACCATGTATGAAAACAGACGGGATAGATATTTTTTTGAAAAGGTCGCAAAGTGGTTTCCAAGGCAAGATGATTTGGTTCAATTCTTTGTCGCCAATGCAGTTCATGGGGGGAAACCGACACTTTGGGTTGGGGACGCGACAACGGAACACCTAGAGACACTGCATGAAAGAATTTCATCATTGTCTTACCGGGCAACCAAACAAGTGAAGCAATTCCCCTTGCCCTTTGACGATATGTTTGCGGGCGACACCCCCTTAATTTTGAATAGTGGAGTTGAAATTGAACTTCAGGTGGTGTTAAATTTGTTTTTGGATTTCGTTCCGGTGTTGCGCCGGAAACTCTCTGATCCACTGGGGATATACAAGGGGCGGTTGGACCTTATCGAAAACTACCAACCCTTTTTAGCGGGATGGATTCCTGACATCCAGAAGGTTCGCCGAAGCATCATTGAGGGGTTGACTGCGAAAAAGAAATGTGATATGGTCTCATCGATCTAAGGCAAAACATCATGAAGAAATACGAAATAACGAGCGAAACCCACCCAACACGGTCAACCTGTAAACGAATTCTCTCTCTTCGGGGCTTTAGTGGTATCAAAAAGGGCGAGCTTGGCGGCTTCATCGAATCCGAAGATAACCTGAGTCATGAAGGCGACTGCTGGGTCTCTGAGAACGCAGTGGTCTATGGGGACACCGCACAGGTCTCTGGGAACGCACAGGTCACTGGGAACGCATCAGTCTCTGGGACCGCACAGGTCACTGGGAACGCAGTGGTCTCTGAGAACGCATCAGTCTATGGGAACCCAAAGGTCACTGGGAACGCATCAGTCTCTGGGACCGCAAAGGTCACTGGATGGGCAGTGGTCTATGAAAACGCAAAAGTCTCTGGGAACGCAAAGGCCACTGGGAACGCATTGGTCGCTGGGAACGCAAAGGTCTATGAAAACGCAAAGGTCACTGGGAACGCAGCGGTCTCTGGGAACGCACAGGTCTCTGGGTATGCACAGGTCTCTGGGACCGCATGGGTCTCTGAGAACGCATGGGTCCTTGGGGCCGCACGGGCCTCTGAGAACGCATGGGTCCTTGGCAACGCATGGGTCCTTGGCAGCGCAAAGGTCTACGGGACCGCATGGGTCCTTGGGACCGCATCGGTCACTGGGAACGCAAAGGTCCTTGGGAACGCAAAGGTCTCTGGGAACGCAGAGGTCTCTGGAAACGCAACGGTCTACGGGAACGCAGCGGTCTCTGGGAAGAACGCAACGGTCTATGGGTATGCACAGGTCTATGGGGACGCAGCGGTCTCTGGAAACGCACAGGTCTCTGAGAACGCAGTGGTCTATGGGAACGCACGGGTCTCTGAGAACGCAGCGGTCTATGAGAACGCACGGGTCTCTGAGAACGCATGGGTGCTTGGCAACGCAGTGGTCTATGGGACCACAGAGGTCTCTGGAAACGCACGGCCATCTGAAGGTGCTGTAACGCACTCGATTAATTCGCTAGATACGCGCAGTATCTAATGATACAAAACAAGCAAAACAAGCAAAACAAGCAAAACAAGTAAAACAAGTAAAACAACAAAAAAACATATGTCAATATTCGAACAACTTCAACAGAATCGCGAAGCGGGCCTCCAAAAACTTCTGGAGGCGACAGAGGACAGCAAGGACAAGTATACCGATGCCCGGTTTTGGTATCCCGGTGTGGATAAGGTCGGAAACGGATTTGCTATTATCCGGTTTCTTCCAGACCCAAACGCGAAGCAATGGGTCACCTACTACGAACACGGGTTTCAAGGCTCAACCGGGAAATGGTATATTGAGAAGTCTCGCACCACGCTTGACAATCAGCCTGATCCAGTGAGTGAAATGAACACCAAACTCTGGAACAGCGGAAGCGATGATGACAAGGAACTTGCCCGTAAGCGTAAGCGTAAGGTCAACAATGTTTCCAACATCTTTGTGGTGAGCGATCCAGCAAACCCAGATAACGAGGGAAAGGTTTTCCTCTATCGGTTTGGAGTGAAAATCAAGTCGAAAATCGTGGACGTTGCCAATCCCAAATTTCAGGATGAGACCCCCCTCAATCCGTTTGATATGTGGGGAGGCGCGAACTTCAAGATCAAGATTTGCGATGTCGCGGGATATCGGAACTACGACCGGTCTGAGTTTGATGCCATCTCCCCATTGTTGGACGGGAATAATGATGCACTTGAGAAAGTCTTTGACCAAGTGCATAATCTTGCGGAGTTCATTGATCCTGCGAACTACAAGTCATACAACACCCTCAAAGCTCGCCTGAATGAGGTTCTGGGTGAGGCATCTGTCGAATCGGATTATAATGAGGATGCAAAGAGGGAGACTGCGTCTCCCACGCCCACGGTGTCTGATGATCTCCCCTACGGCAATCGGGAGATTAAGGATGGTGGCACACAAGCCGTAGAGTCTTCAGGTGCCTCGACTGAGCAGACATCCGGTGATGAGGAAGCACTGAGCTTCTTTGCGAAGTTGGCTGAGAAGGAGTAGCCCGTCCCTCAGGCGAATCTTGGTGGATGCGCTATCGCTCCATAACTCCAAGATAAGCCAACAAGCGACCCGCCCTGAGAAATCAGGGCGGGTTTTTTATTTACTAGTTTGCAGAAGGAACATAATTATACATCTGGGCATTCCTTCTCCGTGCCGTCTTCTCAACAGCCTCTGTCCGGGCTGCAATACTTGTGTTTGTAGTGGGAGCAGATACGGTATTGTTGTTAGTCACATTTTGCACCACCACCGGGGTGGTCACACTACCAGCCCCCCCAGAACTATTGGCAGCAGCTCCCGCTCTAGCATCCAAGACTTTTTGAATACTGACGCCTTCATATATGTCGATCTCTTTGGTTTTCTGGTCAGGTGCATCGGCAAATTCCCTTAGCGACGAAGGGATAACCTTGGAACCCAGTTTAATTTCCCCACTGATCTCCTTACCAAAAGCCCTGATTGCAGGAATCTTGATTTTGTCCATCATCTTGATGAGACCCCTAAGAATCCCCCTGACAGAATTTATCATATTGGTCACAAAGTTAGTGATAAAGGTAGGGATGGCCTTGATGATATTGATGAGAACCTTACCACCAACGATAGCAGTCTGAATAGCCTCACTGTTCTCTGCCCACTCCATTATTGGCTTGACGACATTGTCATAGACCTTATCCTTTATCCACTTAAAGAGCTTACCTATACCATTGGGAATATCCTCCGTAAACACTTTTACAAAGGAACCATCCAGAAAGAACAGCAGGGCATCCTCAAGCATTAGTGAGAGCGTATCTATGAATAACGTGAGTTCTTTTTTGAAATCGAATTCCTTGAGGGCTGTGGTGAGCCACTCAGGGGCACCGAAAAACTCCAATATGTGCCCTGCCAGAGTTGGTATCCACCCAAAAATGGCATCGAGGACAGTGATGCCAAATTCCCGTAGGGCAGCAGAGATTTTATCAGTGAACGTCCCCTCGGTCTCCTCGAAGACTTTGTGTGCAGAAAACACTGCGAGGATTGCAGTAACCACCGCAAAGAGCCTCGCAAACACTCTTCCTATTTTCCCAAACGCACTGCCGATCCGCTTCCCGATCTTTTCATTACCACCCCCTTTAGCGAAGAACCCCCTTACCTTAGACATGGGACCCTTTTTACCGAAGAAATTTTTTATGCGGTGAAACATTCTAACTACCCACCGTCCTATCTTTGATTTTTTTAGCTGTTTCACCGCTTCACCCAGCGGACTCTTTGAGCCGAGTACCGCAATAATCCCGCCAAAGACACCGGCAATTCCTGACATTATCGCCCCCTTCCCAAGAAGCCCGCCAAGCCCGCCACCTCCACCTCCAGAACCACCTCCTGCCGCCACCCCAGATCCCCCACCAGCACCACCGCCCTTGATGGAACCTGCAAGTTCGCTTAGTATTTTATCGCGCTTGCTGGAATCCTCTTTATCCGCCAGTTTACTCTGCTTGTCCCGCAAGTGCTGGTTCATCAGCCGCGTGTCAATGGATTTCAAGCGGGATGATGACATCCGAATTTCCTCCAGAAGAGCATTCTGCTCATCGAGCGTCTTGATTGTGGCATCTATAGACATATGTTTCTATTTAGGATTATGAATTCTGCCGTTCGGCCTCTTCCTTTGCTTCTTCAACATGTTTGATCAATAGGTTGCAGTAGACTTCAAATTCCCATGGAATCATATTCTCAATATCGCCTAGCGACCACTGGTGGTGCTGAACCAAACCGAATACAATATGGTAATGGTTCGACAGCGATGTGTGGGCTAGGCAAATGCTAAAAAACTTTCGGCTCCCTCGATAACCTTGCTGATACCCTTCTTGCCGCACTCCTTGCAGTCATACTTCACCGTATGAGAAATCTTTGGCGCAGAGCTAATAAAATCCTGTATCTTTTTTAGTTGCGAGAAAGTCAAGGAGTCGATGAATTTCGCGACCTCCTCTGGGGTTTCATCCTCCACAGAGTATGTATTATCGGCATCAAAGATGGTCTCGATTGCCGATGCAATGATTTCTGCTGGATCGTCCTTCTTGACAGACATCAGGGCCTTCACGGTCGGAAACGCGCAAATCACCCCCACACTGTCTGTCAGTTGGATTTTGGGGTCCGCTTTCTTACGTGGATATTTTACCTTGATGTCATCGAGGTTGATACTCACTGGGTTTCCATGCTGGCAATCATCGCAGAGCATCTTGACCTCGACCGACTCGCCAACCGACTTTCCACGGAGTTTCAGAAGAATAAATTCAAGGTCAACATTGGACAACTTTTCCACCATCAGTTTTCCAAAGGTGCAAGCATCGACCACATCAAGCATGGCTCGAAATATAGCAGTTTGATCCTCGGACTGCTGCGCAATCATCAGGACCTTCTCCTCCTTGACAAGGAAAGGGCGATAGTCAACCTTTTGTTTGGTTGAGGGGAGCGATAGAGTGTATGTTGGGGTCTCAAGCGTTGGTAAGGGCATATTTTAGTGGCGTTTGGAGTTTTTGTTCTGTCACTTATCTAGGAGGCAGGAAGAAGCGGCTCCGTTGTCGTGTTTCAGATCAGTCTTCGCAACGATCCTGTAATCTGGCTCTTGACGCCACCAAGCAGACTCGCTATCGCGCCCTCTGGTTTAAATTCTGTGTATGAGACAGTGACCGAGAGCTTTGTGAGTTCATCGGCTGATCTATTATCCAATGCCACCGCAGTGATCTCGGTTGGGAAGGCATCTATCAGCTTGACCCCATATATCGGTAGGTTTGTCTTGTCCAGAGCCTGAATGATGACATCGGTCTTAAAGGTATCATCGTGAGCCACCAAGTAAGTCTTTTGATCTACGATTGACGCCATCCAGCGTTCCCAAAACTTTTTCATGTAGTAGTCATTTGTCAGCAGAAAAGAGAATGTGATGGGTTCAGTGTTGAATCCCGTTGGGGTGTTTGTGCCAAACCAATCCTGATTGGATGCATACTCCGTGGTATTAAGTCTCATGCCGGGGAATGAACAGGACTCACAGAGCAAAGCCACATCACGCGGGTCGTTGATCAAGTCATTGAACCCAAAGTTTCCGCTCAGTGCTTGTGATGCAATATTTTGCAAATCCAAATTGAAAAGCGTTTGAGTCGGAGGCGTAAAGATGACATTGAACCGATTGCCTTGTGCAGGTCCAGCATGTTTGCTGATCGTAGCCTTGAAGTCGTCAATAGTCGATGGGTTGATAAAATTGGTCAGATCTTTGAGTAGTGCCATGGTAGTGTCGTGTTCCTATTTTCTCCAACCAAGTCCTTGCCGACGCGAGGGTGATCGAGTGCTAGACTTCATGATTTTTCGGGATTCCTTCCAGACCTTGTCTCGATTAGCGCCCTTAAAGGAATCGAACGGCAGGAATAGAACCACTTCCCACTCACTTGCCGGGACCAAAACCGGCTTGCTCTTCATGTGCGCGGTGAGGTAACGCTTGTAACAAGGGCGAAATTCCTTGTATCTGGTGGCTTCAGAGAGGATCTCATAGCTTATCCTGAGCTTCGTGGTGGCATCGTAGCGGTCATTGGATGTGAGACTGGTCAACTTGTCAAACAACTTGGCCCGAAGTATTGGCGGCAAATAATGAAGGTTGATACCGGTAAATCCTTTTGGGGCACGGTCAAGCAGAAAGATCAGCGGGTAGCGATCAAAGTATGGCAGGGTTGCCTTGTGCTTTGCATCGTAACGGTACATGAACATTTTACCGAATGACGGGGTTGCCGATTTCCGCTGGACCAGAAGTTTGTCTTTCATAAGCCGCGAGCGGTTGACATCCTTGACGTTCTGGACACGCTTACGAAACCACTCTAAGCTTTTTTTGGTTCTGGGTGCAATTCCTTTGCGAAACGCCTCGATTTCAAGCTTTTCTAAAAATGATGCCATATCTTTTGGTATTTAGGGCGAATTCTTGTTGACACGATGCCGGGAAAGCGTAATATGTGTATATGA